GAATACAACTTTTGTCTTGTCGTCAATCTTGGCGTCTGCTTTTAAAACAGCACGGAAACGATCACGATTTGAGTCGACTGGACCAACTTCAAGAGCATCACTACGATACCCAAAGTCGCCACTCCACTTCACATCAGCAGCTTGCGCCACTGAGAACATTGCACTCAAAATAACAGATGCTAGAATTGCTTTACGCATATCATATACTCCTTTTGTACACCGCGAAATTACGGCTTAAAGTTTTTCATGACTTTAACATCATTTCTTGTTTGAGCAAGATCTGACTTGTCAAGAGAAACTAAACCACGGTCTGAAAGATAACCTTCTTCACCAATGGCTTTGTTACTCACATACTCTTCCATAAATTCTTTTAGACCAGGAATTACACCAATGTGCTGCTTCTTGAAGTAAACGAATAAAGGTCGAGCCGCAGTATATTTAGCACTAGAGATTGTTCCGAAGGATGGAGCAATACCGTCGATTTTCAATGCTTTGACACGATCTTTGTTCTCATCCAAGAATGAATATCCAAAAATACCAAGAGTATTTTTATTTGCAATTAATTTTTGAACAATCAAATTGTCATTCTCACCTGCTTCAATATAAACTCCATCTTCACGAATTGTGTGGCACTGCTTTTTGTTTTCAAATGGACAACCTTCTTCCATAAACAATTCGTGAAATGAATCTCTTGTGCCAGAAGTTGGTGGTGGTCCAAGAACTTCAATCTTAATTGCTGGCAATGTTGCATCAACATCCTTCCAAGTTTTATTTGGATTCGCAATTAATTTTCCAGAAGCATCTGGAATTTGTTTTGCAAGTGCTAACCAAACTTGATTCTTTGTGAGCGATGAAATCGCACCAGACTTTGCATCAGCAATTGTTAAACCATCGTAGCCAATTTTGATTTCGACGATTTCATTGACGCCATTCTTTACGCAAGTCTCAAACTCGCCTTTCTTCATTGCGCGTGATGCATTTACAGCATCTGGAAATTGTGGACCGACACCATTACAAAATAGTTTGATGCCACCACCTGTGCCTGTTGATTCAACTTTTGGTGCTTTAAATTTTCCTTGACGACTAAGTTGTTCAGCAACAACAGTTGTAAATGGATATACGGTTGAAGATCCTACGATAGCAATCGTATCTCTAGATTGCGCATTGGCAAAATGAGAGAAAACAAGTAGGGAGAATGCAAATAGAACTGCGAGTTTAGATTTCATTGACTGACTCCTTTAGGTTAGGAGTCAGTATATAGAGAAAAGTCGTTTCGAAATTATTTCTTAGAAGTCTCGGTTCATCTATCGTCACACATTACGCACTGTGTCCTAGATTCCTAATTTACAAAAGCAGCCATCGCTGTGCGACAAACCGTACACCGAAAGGTAGGGTGGCTGGTTGTGTATTTAGTATTTTATCTCATCAAATCTTCGCGAGAATGGGTTTCAAAACAGTGCTTGAAACATCTAAATTTTCACATGTAACTCGAATCATCTTTTTTATTGTTTTCTTTGGAACACATCCATCTTTAATCATGAGTCCATTATATCCAGCGTTTGCATAATTATTAATAAAGTTTTTTACATCTCCAATGTATGCTTTCATAAATTGCAACGTGTTCTCAGGTTCACTTGGCTTATATGTAAAAATATTATACTTGAATGAGCCCATTTCTTCGTTAACTGGAATATTAATAGAAGAAAATTTATAAACTGTAGTATCACATTCTATTTTATTATCGGTTGAATGTATCAATCCCCATAGTGCGCCATCAACCTCGTTCAATTCTTTTTCGGTCATTACACACTCCTAAAATATTCGATAGTTTTATCTAAACCCTCCGACAATGAAACTTTTGGTTCCCAATAAAGTTTCTCTTTAGCGTTTGTAATATCTGGCTTGCGTTGTTTTGGATCATCAATTGCTGAAGCAAGATTAATCTTATAACCTTTATTTATCTTTTTAATAATTATAGATGCTAGTTCATCAACAGTGAATTCTCCTGGATTACCAAGATTAAATGGTCCAACTTCTTTCGAATTGGAAAATTTTATGATTCCATCAATAAGATCATCAATGTACTGGAAACTTCGTGTTTGAGTTCCATCACCATAAATTTCTAGAGCTGCATTAGCAAGAGCAGCGACGATAAAGTTAGAGACAACTCTCCCATCGTCCTTTGCCATTCGAGGTCCGTAAGTGTTGAATATGCGGAATACACCAGTGTCGACATTATGCTTTCTCCTGTAATCAAAAAATAAAGTCTCAGCAGCACGTTTCCCTTCATCATAGCATGCGCGAGGACCAATTGGATTTACATTACCATGGTAAATCTCTGGTTGTGGATGTACCTCTGGATCACCATACACTTCTGACGTTGATGCTTGCACAACACGTGCCTTTGTTTTGCGAGCAATTTCTAAAACATTTCGAGCACCCAATACACATGTCATCATTGTGGCAATCGGATCGCGCTGGTAATGCACAGGTGAAGCAGGACAGGCAAGATTATAAATTACATCAAGTGCACGAATCGAAAAGGCATCAACGAATTGATCACTTGTAACATCAAGTTCATATAAACGAATATTACGATGTTTAATTACACTTTCAAGATTCTTTACTGTTCCTGTATAAAAATTATCTACACAATAAACTTTATTTTTATCGTTCTCTAATAATTTTTCTACCAAATGACTACCAACAAATCCTGCAGCACCAGTCACTAAAATATTCTTCATACAGATTCCTTTTTGTTTGATTTTTCTTGCATGTATCGAGCAATATACCAAGAATCAACTATGTCTGTGGTTGGCGATCCAAGTTTTGTGGTGGGTGATATGATCTTATGTAGATCTATAAATGTCTCAGCCAAAAATGCTTCATACATCTTTTCTTTTGTTGCATTACCCTTTCCTGTAGCAAATTTTTTAATCACGGTTGGTGCGACTGTGAAGAATCGATAGTTATTTTTGTGCAAGAGATACTTTAGTATACCGCAGTTCTCTGCTAAATTAAACACTTTTCCTTTAGAACCAAACGAATAATCTTCAATTAAAATTACAATCTCTTTCTTATCAAAGTCTGCAAGAATGGTAAGCACCCATTCAGCAATATTTTCATATCTTTCTTGGTCGGTTAGGTATTCGTCATGCCCTTCACCAAGAATATTATGAAACTTACCTTGGACTGTTTTACGATCGTTTAGATAGTAAAAGAATGAGTTTGAGAATGTTTTGTCGCGACTAACGCAAATACATGGAGATGTTAGACTGTAATCAATGCCAACGACGATCATCTTCGTCATCTTCATTTAATTCTTCTTCACTTATATCATAATTATCATCTTCATCATTAAAGTTCAATTCTTCTTTCTCATTATCATAGTAATCACCGCAAAATGGGCAATGACTTGGCGAATAACTTACTTCATCGTCTTCAAAAGACAATGCGAACATAGATCCACAATTATCACAGGTTAATTTTAAATCAGGCATCACACACTCCTAGTGACTGCTATAATTTTTTCAATTTGTTTCTCAATTATAGATTTTCTATTTGGCCAATTAATGATTGGTTTCTCAGGGTTCTTCATTAGATTATATAGCAATGGTAAAATCAATGCTTCGAGTTCTTTAAGTTTCGCTTTGTTTTTCTCTTCCATCGCTTTAATTAGAGCAGATTGAAGTGTTTGTTCTTGAGCATCTAGTAATGAATCGATTTTATTTTGCAATACAAGAAGTTGATCATTATTTGCCGCAGGTGCTACCATGGGTTTTATGATTGGCTCTTCAGATTCAAAACTGAACCCGAAATCAAAATCGTTTTCTATACTCATTTACCTTCCTCTGCTGAGAACCATTGAGTTTGTCTATTTAAAAAATTTGGCCAACCTTGTTCTTTGTCTACAAAGGATCTATCTTCAATTAAAACATGATTAGTTGGTTGTGCTGTGTATCTACCATTCTCAAGTTCGATAAAGTAGAATTCTTTTCCTTGCTCTGGTTCTGCACTGAATGGATCGCCAACAGGGACTGCAGTAAACAGATACATTCCGCGATGTTCTTGACCATTTTGTAGTTTAACTTTGCAATTCATATTTAATAAGAAAGGATATTCAATAGTAGAAAACTGCCATCCATAGCAATCCCATGTCGCAGCTTGACTCGGAGTCCATGTTTCAATTGCTGTATTTTTATAAGCAAGTTGATGAAGAGGAACATTACGATATACTGCACCACACTCGAGCATCACATGGCATCCCCATGCTCTTCCAGGATAAGAGGTCAATCCAAACCATACGCCACGCATCCAATCATGTTTACCAATTGCATTTGGCTGAATCCAAACATATTTGTGAGTCGGTAATGATCCTGCATGAGTGTATAACATATTACCTCTTCAAAAATTTAATTACTGCAAGTGTATGTCGATATGCATGAGCAAGTCCATTTTCTTTCCACGATGAAATAAAAATGAGCGGCATGTAGCGATATCTTCGCCATGTTGTGCGCAATGACTGGAATAGTCGATTCCTGTGCTGCATTGTACTCCACTCGATTGAATTGTCATTTAAATATGCCATAGGTTTATATAGTTAAAATGAAAAGAGGGACCGAAGTCCTCTTCTGAATTTATTTTTTATCTCAAATTTCACATACACCCGCAGAACATGCAAGTTCTTTTGCTGAGGTTGTGGTATCAGTTTCTTCCATAAACTCAATCCAATTAATGTTAGCGTTTTGAAGTTCAAGAAGTTCATTATACTTCGCCTCATCAATTTCTTCGTATGGCGCCTGACGATATGAGCCATTATCGCGTGGAAGGAAAGAAACTCCAGACAGTACTGAAATATTCTTATACACCCATGCGCCAACCTCTAGCCACTCATCATCACCAACATATACGGTAATTGATGGTTTGTGCTCGCACCAATGATCCTGATAAAGTTTCCAAAGTTCTAACTGCTCGATCGCAGTCATATCATTGCGAGTAACCGAGTTCTTTGGTGCCTTCATGGGGAAACTAAACACCCAGTTTGATTTACTATAGAAATCTTCTTCAGCCTTATATCCCTTATCAATCATAAACTTTGCAAGAGGATCTTTCATATCTGCTCTTACACGACGAATATAGTATTGTGCATAACGTGGATGAATGCCTGATGCAGTATCAACTAACTGAGATACAGTGCCTGATGGTTTTACACAAGTAATTGCTGCTGATACTGGAACATTAAGAATATCAGCGAATTCTTTATTCACTTCAACACAATGTGCGCGAATCGCGTCGAGTGCATCTGCAAGTTTCTGTGATGGTTTGTTTAATAATTTACTATCGCAAATACCTGTAAGCGAAACACCTAATAGTCTTTCTTCATCGCAGTTATTCTTCCACTTCTTATTGATGTAGCGGAAATCTGTAAGCGTTGATTGTAATGTGCCGATGATTGTAGCAAGACGTGCTTTGCGCTTTAATGATTCAACGTCATCGTTTGCGCGAACAACGATCTCAGAAAGATTACAAAACTCAAATGGACGCAAAATAATTTCAGAGCAAGGATTCGTGCCGAACTCATGATTCGGATCACGACGACCATTCTTCATTGCAACTGCCTTCGAAGCAGCGCGTGAAAAAATACCACGCTCTCCAGACTTTGACATATAGAGAGCATGCCATTCATTCATGAATGTTTCCATCTCAACTTTTTTATCATACACTGCTGATATGTTTGCCAACGCTCTTTGTCCGTTATGCGTCCACCAATCTCCCGACTTTGCGTGGCGCAAATGGTCATCGTTGAGATCGGTAAGAGAAATGAGAGCACTACGGCGAACACCACCACAAACAACAATATCTGCAATCTTACATACAATGTCATGACACTCCAACGTTGATAGTTTCCTACCACGCGCCTTTGTAAAGATATTGAGAGTGAATTTAAAAAGATCAACTAATGGTTCTGGTCCACTCGCACGACCACCAAAAGTTTTGAGACGTTCACCTGCTGGACGAACCTTGCTTACATCCCACTTTGGAATCTTTCCAGTGTAAAGCAGCGAAAGAATCTCACGATATGCTGATGCCCAACCAATCTTACTATCAGCAACAACGATTGTTGTATCTGTATCATGTAATTCTTCTGGCACTTCAGGAAGTTTATTTGTATACTTTGACTCTACAGAAAAGCCAACGCCTGTTCCGCACATAAGCACATACATGATCTCATCAAATGCTTTGACGTTATCAATGGCGACATAGGAGCAATTATATCCAGCCACTTGATCTTTTTCCAAAGCAGGACCAGCAGTCATTAAACAACGCATTGATGGCATGATCTCAAGACCTAGAATGGCTTCGCGCAATTCTTCCCAAGGAACTTTCTTATTGTTGTTTGTCTTCTCTTGGAAGAATTTTATATAACGATCCACAGTTTCATCCCATGTCTCGCGACGACCGAGTTCATCATTAAAACGAGCGTAACGAGAGATGTGAATAAAATCTTGATAAATGCTTGGAAGTCTAGTTGTCATCTCTTGCTCCTTATTATTCTTGTGCGATGAATTGTGTAGAAAGTGGGAAAACTTCAGCGATAACCTTTGCGCATTCTTTCGCAATGTCTACATGCTCTAATTGTGTGCCATTACCGCTTCGGAGTTGTATATAGTGAATCCATGATCTTAACGTCCCACTCATATACATTCGAGACATTGTAAGACCTTCAGGCAGCACAGCACGTGCTTGTTCTTTGGCAATCCCATGATTAATCGCCCATTCGTAAAGATGTTTAGCCTGATCAATAAAATCTCTTTGGCGTTTATCCCATTCATATTGAATCATCACATCTACACCTTCTGAGATTGAATTTTGACGATTCTTAGGATCTTGTAATCTCGCCTGTCGCGTTGTAAATTCTAAATCTTTTGTAGGATCAGCATAACGCTGTGAAAATTCTTGAAACGAAAAACTACGATGACGCAGAATTTGTCTTGCAATATCTCGTGTGGTTTCGATTTCTAAACACATCGTCGCCATTTCAAGCGGTGACCAGTGTTGATGTTTGATCAAATATTTGATCAATTTTTCTGCTGTCTCAGAATTAATTTGATTGGAAGGATTGGATACTCTTGCGCAATAAGCAACAAGGTCCGTTGGTGTATCCAACCCTTCCAAAACTGGTTTTGAATATGAAACTAGTTTCACTTTCATGTATTCGCCTCGAAAGTGAGAGTTTTGCGGCGCATTTCTTTTGTGCCGCCTTCATTAGCCAATTGATGTGCACGTGCATATGCATCTTTATACTCAGCATATTTGCTATCATCAAACCACCACCATCCATCAACATAATATTTCGCAGGTCGTTGATATTCTACATACCAAAGCCCTGCATGAAATTGAAGACGCACACGTTTGATTGGATTTTTTATAATTTCCAAACCTAAATCTTCTAGTGTTTCCATACTAGCACCTTTTCCAATGAGTGAATTTCAGTTTGGCTGTTAGACCACTGAAAGTATTAACATTTATAATATCTTTTATTTCACTTGAAGTCAAACCATTTTGTATCATTTCATTCACATCTTTCCCTTTTATATGTTCAGGAAAAAGACAAACATTATAACCACGATCTATAGATTTTTCAATTTGTTTTACAATATCTTTATTACGTGGTTCATTATCATATACTAATATAACATCTAAGTCAGAAAGAATTGCTGCCATGTTGCCCAAATTACTATCACCACTGGCAACAGAATTATCAACAAAGAAAGAATCGAATTGTCCTTCCAAGACGTAGACTTTATTTTGTTTTTGCAACCTGTGCAAGCCAAATATTTTTTTCTCATCAGCCACCTTTATCGTAACATAACGAATTTTAGATTCAGACAATGCTCGTCCTGCGACGTTTGTTATCTTATCTTTTTCGTTAGTATAAAAAAGTACGATACGATCGTCGTTTGGGACCTCGTCTTTGTTGTGATTGGAGAACTCTTTATCTAGGAAATCACGAAATTTCGGAACAAAAAATATTTCGTTCCAGAAATGCTCAGGAATCTTCCTCTTTTTTATATAGTCTCGAGCATAGTGCTCATCTGGAAGATTTTTTATGCTATAATGTGCAAACTCTCGCCAAGTTCTCTCCAGACTTTCAGTTTGCGTTGAATCTCCTGTGGGCTCTGCGTTGGTAGATTGAAATCTACTCCAGGCATTGCCTTTGAGCTCTTGGAAATCGGGTTTTCTATATGGCTGGTGTCCTGTTTCACCAGCTGCATATCGCTCGAGGATGTACTGCTTATAGGATGCACTATCAATGTGCTCCAAAAATTTCGCAAACGTCGTAGACTTGC